CAAGGCAGGTAAGTTTGTTCTCCCCACTGCCGCAACTGGTGCCGCTGCTCTCAATAACATCAAACTGGATGCAAACCTTGCTGGGGAAAACCCAAATCCTGCTGGTGCAAATGCATATCCTATTTCAACTTTGACTTGGGTTCTTGCATATCGTACTGGTAATGGTTCAAAGACTAATAATATTCGTGCTGCTCTGAACTATGCTCTGAGTTCTAAGGCACAATCCATTGCTGATGACTTGGGTTACGTTCCTCTTAGTGGTTCTATTCTGAATCGCTCAAGGATTGCTGTTGGTCGTATTGGTCAGTAACTCCTAACAAAATCTTAAGGGGGTGCTTGACACCCCTTTCTTTTTGCTATATAATTGTGTTGTAAATCTTTACAAAAGATAATGACTGTTACGAAAAACGAGTTTGGGCAAATGAATATGTTTGCCAAAGAACCCGCGATGTATATGACTAAGGAAGACCTTGATCGTTATGGCATCGAACCTTATGCCGAGAAGGCGGAGAAAATGAATGGACGCTGGGCAATGGTCGGTATTATTGCTGGTGCTGTTTCTTATGCTATCACTGGCAACTTCTTCTTCGGAATCATCTGAGGGTTGACAATGACTTCACTTCTCTTTACAATGACATCAGTTGCCTTCTTCGTTCTGTTGGCAGCATCTGTAGAAAAACTTTGTGAGACTTACTAATGACCACTTTTAATGTTACTCTCCAATCCCCTGATGGTACTGAAACCACTATCCAATGTGCTGATGATCAATACATTCTGGAAGCAGCAGAAGAGGCAGGTGTTGACCTTCCTTCATCGTGTAAAGCAGGTGCTTGTAGTGCTTGTGCGGGAAAACTCATCTCTGGTACCGTAGATAATGAAGAGCAATCTTTCCTAGATGATGATCAACAAGCAGAAGGTTGGGTTCTCACTTGCGTTGCTTATCCCACAAGTGATTGTGTAATTCTCACCGAACAGGAAGAGAATCTGTGATGATTAATAATATTCTTCTTGCTGCCGCAGTAGCAATTCCTGTTAATCCTCTTTGTGCTCCTATTCTTGCCGAAGAGGTTACTTCACCAAAACCAGTTGCAGTTGCATCTGTTCCAGTTAAATCTGAGGTTGGTGGTCGCACTTCTGGTGTGTTTAGTGCTTTTAATTCTGGGGGATCTACTCCTCCTTCAATGTCCCTTGGTATCCGTTCTACCCCAAACAACATTGCTTGTAGGAATACATCCCGTGCAAAATTGTTTGAACTTGGTGCTCGTGATATGTCCGATAGCAACAATAACTCACAATGGGCAACCGTTGGTAATATGAGGGTTCTTGTATGGTGTCGTGATACTCAAGCAATTATTTCTGTTGCAGGAAATAATTATGACTCCGTGACAGAAGTTCGTGATGTTATTGGAAACGCATTCTGATTATGAGTGCTAATATGCTTGGACAATTTGCAATCGCCCTCGAAAAACTTGGGTGGGATGCTAATGATGAAATCTCTGTTGAAATTGGTGGTGTAGCAGTAACAGGAACTGCTACTAGTCCAAATGCAAATCCAAAATGGGCAAAACCATTTGGAACCGTATCCTACCAAAACGATGCTTTCATCGTAATTAAAAACAAGTCAAGGAACCCAGTTGTTCCTTCACAACCAAATCCTGAACTTAAACAAAAACATTCCTATCAAGGAGAAACAAAATGAACAAAATCTTTACTGAAAAAGCAGAACGTATTAACGGTTGGTTTGCAATGATTGGATTTGTTGCTGCTGCTGGATCTTATCTTGTTACTGGTCAAATTATTCCTGGCGTATTCTGATGAAGTGTAGAGTGCAGTTGTATATTGCGGGCAAGGTCTTTCACGAAATCGTAGAGGCAAGAGATTATAAAGATGCAAGAGAAACTGCACTTGCACGAAATCCAAATGCTAAGGTTATGGGCGTCACTGCTGTTTTTGATTAATACTTATGTTTAATATTTCTAAGAAAAAGGAAAATACTATGGAGGTTAAAATGCGTAAAGAACAATATGAAGTTCCTCAAGTTGAGTTTGTATTTCGTGAGAATGGAGAATTTGTAAATCGTACTTCCTCAGAACTCTTCAATGGAAAGCGTGTGGTCGTGTTTAGTCTGCCTGGTGCTTTCACTCCTACTTGCAGTGCCTATCAGCTTCCTGGATTCGAAGAGAAATATGACGACTTTGTTGGTAGTGGCATCGATGCTATTTACTGCATCTCTGTTAATGATGGGTTTGTGATGAATGCTTGGGCACAAGATCAGAACATCAAAAATGTAAAACTAATTCCAGACGGTAATGCATATTTCACACGTTCTATGGGTATGCTCGTCACTAAGTCTAACCTTGGTTTCGGTGATCGCTCTTGGCGTTATGCTATGGTCGTGGATAACGGAATCATCGAAAAACTATTCGTTGAGGCAGGTCAGCGGGACAACGCAGACAGTGACCCTTACGAAGCAACTACTCCAGAGAATGTTCTGGACTATGTAAAATCTACGGTACGGGAAACAGTCACAGTTTGATTGAAGGAGGGGTAAAACCCTCCTTTTTTCATAAATATATTGCAGGGTTTGGATACAATAATGCTAATAGATCTCCATAACTTTTTTAAGTTTTACGACGAGAAAAATCCAAAGCACGTTGCTGCAGTTGAACAACTTGAAAAGGATTTGCAATTGAAAGCGCAAGACTTGTTGCAAGATAATGCAAATTGGGTGAGAATTTATAGAACTCAAGCAGACAAACCTCAAGCAACAATTTTACCAGTTCCTTTCTATCCACAAACAGATAACTATAGAGATGTAAATAGAACTTGCAACTCTTCTGCTTGTGCAATGTGCCTTGAGTATTTCAAACCTGGTACACTAAAAGGACCTAAGGGCGATGACGCCTATGTACAAAAAGTTTTCTCAATCGGTGACACAACTGATCACTTGGTTCAGACCAAGGTTCTTGCGTCATACGGTATTAAATCCAGTTTTTCCTACAGCCTTACTTTTGCTGATCTTGATAGAGAGCTTGCCGCTGATAGACCTGTTGTTATTGGTATTCTTCATCGCGGTCCTTTATCTAACCCCACAGGAGGACACATGGTAGTTGTGATTGGCAAAACACCATCTGGGGATTATGTTGTCAATGATCCCTATGGATCACTAAACGATGGATATACGGGCGCAGTAACCAATGGTAAAGGTGCTGTGTACAAGCGTAGCGATCTTTCCCGTAGATGGTGTCCTAAAGGTAATGATGGTTGGGGAAGACTATTTGATGTAAAAAAGTAGAGACGCCAACTAACACTACCAATGAAGTGTCGTTGGTTGGCATTAAATTAATAAAAGAATTTGAAGGATGTCATTTGAATGCCTACCCAGATCCACTAACAGGAGGACTTCCAATCACTATTGGTTGGGGAAGCACTAAAGATTTTAATGGAGACTACTTCAAACTTGGTAGGAAAATTACTCAAGAGTATGCAAATAAACTTTTAGAGTTTGATTTAAAAAACAGATTCCTTCCAACACTTCAAAAAATTCCTTATTGGGGAGAGATGAATGACAACCAAAGAGGGTCTTTACTTTCTTTTGCTTATAATCTTGGTAGAGATTTCTATGGTAATCCTAACTTTAATACTATTACACGAGTCTTAAAGAATAAAGAATGGGACAAAGTTCCTAATGCTTTCTATCTTTATCGTAATCCCGGTAGTAATGTGGAGGTAGGACTTGCAAGACGAAGAGTTGCAGAAGGTAAACTTTGGTCTTCATAATTTGTTACAATTGATAAATAGTAGTAACTACTATTACCAAGTAAATGACATCCCAATCCTGTAACGACACAGATCATGTCGTCTTGTTACAGAAGCTGGATAGAATGATACTTGTTGCTGAAGAGTCAAAATATGACATAGGATTTCGCAAAAGACTACAAGCATTTCGCAATCTTTTAGTTATCCATGCTGCTAAAACAAAAGATCTTGGCGAAGCCGCAACGGCAATAATAAAAAGTCACAGAAGAAGAATTCTTGCTTGGGGAATACCAATTACTCTCTCTATTGGTATTCCATATTTTGCTCTGACAAAAACATCTTGGTTGATTCCTAAACCAATAATATGTCAAGAATTTCCTACCAAAAATAAACTCCATCCTGGTAAACTTGAAATTTGTGTGAATGGAGTTTCTCATCCTTATAGACCAGAAAATGGTGATGTTGAATTAGATATTACTTTTATGAAAACTCACTGGGAAAGAGTGCAAGCAGATATTGATTTCTGGGTTGCTGATGAAATTGCCGATAAAAAGGTAGATTATACTGGAGAGTATAATATTACAAGAATACGCACTTACAATAAAACTGGTATTCTTGTTGGAGATAGGGAAAGTGAAATTAGTTCTTGGATTGATCCTTTAGTACCAGAAGATATGAGAATTCCTATGTGGAAGTGGATATATGACAATAGAGAGTTATTCCACGTAGAGAGAAAACCTTTAGAAGAAAAAGTATCAGGTTTCTTCAGTAGTTTGGGTGCTCTCTTTGCTACTCTTGGATCCGCAGGCATCACAATCTACAGATTTATTAAGGCTGGTTTGTGATTTTTTATTAGCGGCATCAACACCAAAGGTTGCCAATGTAGATGTAAAGATGGATGCTATGAAAGTAGCATCCATTTTTTTTAGGTAATCCATGTAACCAAATGTTAGTAATGCTGCAGACCATGCAAGAATTACTAACCTGACTACTGTAAAGGCGCTGATGTTCTTCATCTTCCTTCTTTTTTATGTATCCAAGTTTTCAACTCGTGCAAATATTGTCTAAGATGGTCTGCTTTTTGTAGATGCCATATATCACCACTCTTGAAGTACTCATGAGTGTGATTATCTATCGCTTTTAGAATGTTATGAATAGGAGCGTTCCAAGGCTCACGCTTTGGAGTATTCCATTCCCTTGGCATACAACCTCACTTTTTCTTGCCACCATTCTTTGCTTTTTTCGCAGTCGCATTACCTTGATTTTGTTTAGGTTGCTTGCCACCAGCAGAACCCTTCTTACCCTTATTTGGTGACTTAGACATTGGAGGATCTTATGATACGAGAGTATTTATAGGGGCTTGACGGGTGCGGACTGCCGTGCTATGATAAATAGGTAAACAAATGTTACGAGTTTCTCACAACTCTTAACAATGTTGGACACCCGCTAACCGAGACCTATGGGTGTATAAAAACGTCTCTCATATCTGCGGTGGAGGGTGCCGCAGAGCATAATTGTATCAGTTCGTCCCCCCGAACTTTTAACTAACTCTCTTAAAAAAATGACTGCTACAATTTCAGTAAAACAACAAGAAAATCTTTGGGAAAAGTATCTCAACTGGGTTACTTCTACCGATAATCGTATATACATCGGCAATTTTGGAACCTTGATGATTCCAACATTGCTCGCTGCAACCACTTGCTTCATCATCGCATTCATCGGTGCTCCCCCAGTGGACATCGACGGTATCCGAGAACCAGTTGCTGGTTCTCTAATGTACGGAAACAACATCATCTCTGGTGCTGTTATTCCATCGTCCAATGCCATTGGACTGCACTTTTACCCCATCTGGGAAGCTGCCTCTCTTGATGAGTGGCTATATAATGGAGGACCTTTCCAACTGGTCGTCTTCCACTTTCTAGTCGGTATCTATGCTTACATGGGTCGTGAATGGGAACTTTCTTACCGTCTTGGTATGCGTCCTTGGATCTGTGTTGCTTACTCCGCTCCTGTTGCTGCTGCTTCTGCGGTGTTCCTTGTTTATCCTTTCGGTCAAGGTTCCTTCTCTGACGCAATGCCTCTTGGAATCTCGGGAACGTTTAACTACATGCTCGTCTTCCAAGCAGAACACAACATTCTTATGCATCCGTTCCATATGCTTGGGGTTGCTGGGGTATTTGGTGGCTCTCTGTTTAGTGCTATGCACGGAAGTCTGGTTACGTCTTCACTCGTTCGTGAAACGACTGAAGTAGAATCTCAGAACTACGGTTACAAGTTTGGTCAAGAAGAAGAGACTTATAACATTGTTGCTGCCCACGGTTACTTTGGTCGTCTGATCTTCCAATACGCTTCGTTCAACAACTCTCGTTCACTTCACTTCTTCCTTGCTGCTTGGCCTGTTGTCGGTATCTGGTTTACTGCCCTGGGCGTGAGCACTATGGCCTTTAACTTGAATGG